AAGAACGCTCCCGAGAAGCAGCTCAGCCCCGCCGAGATCGCCCAACGAAACCGTGAACTCAACGCGCAACGTAAGAAGGAGCTCGGCACTACCGGGTGAGAGGAGGAATCTAGCTTGCCAAGAATCACCTGGGGTGGCCCCGGGACGAGTCGGTATGAATCCGGCGTCGACCGAGGCGTTCTCTACGTCACCGGTCAACCGGGGGTTCCGTGGAACGGCCTCACTTCCGTTTCGGAGGCTCCATCTGGAGGCGAGGCGAAAGCCTACTACGTCGACGGCGTCAAGTACTTGAACCTGCCCTCAGCCGAGGAGTTCGAGGCGACTCTGACGGCCTTCACCTACCCCGACGAGTTCGCCGAATGCGATGGCAGCCACCAGCCACGTGCTGGTCTGTTCGTGACGTCTCAGAAGCGTAAGCCGTTCGGTCTGACGTACCGAACCACGATCGGGAACGATCAGGAAGACGAGCACGCGCACAAGATCCACATCGTCTACAACGCCCTCGTCTCCCCCACGAACCGTGATCGCAAAACACGTACCGACACGGGCAGCCTCGACGACTTCAGTTGGAAGATCACGGCCTGCCCGCCTCCGATCACCGGTTACTTCCCGACGGCCCACTTCATAGTCGACACCAGGTTCACGGATATTTCGGTAGTAGAGGCGATAGAGAACAAACTCTACGGAACAGACACCGACGATCCGGCTCTCCCCACGGTCGACGAACTGCTCGGTTTCTACGACACCATCTCCGGTCTCGTGATCACCGACAACGGCGACGGAACCTGGACCGCTACGGCTCCGAACGACGTCATCCGCATGCTGGACGACACCACGTTCGAAATCACATCGACCACCGCCACCTTCGTCGACGCCGATTCCTACACCATCAGCTCCAGCTAGAAAGGCGGCCCAATGGCTACCATCACGGGATACACCGCCGCGCGGATGCAGGCGATCGAAGACGGCACGATCACTACCGGCTTGTACGACGCGTCTGGCCACCTCATCCTCACCAAGCACGACGGCACTCAGGTCGACGTTGGTCGAACCACCGCGGCCACCACGGCTCAGAGTGGCATCGTCGAGCTCGCGACCAACGCGGAGACTCAGGCAGGCACGGACGCCACGAGGGCGATCACTCCGGCCGGCCTTGCGTCTCTCTCGGGTTACCGAGTCCAGATCGTCAGCGGTGTGGCGGAGTCCGCTACCCCCGCCGCCTGGCCTTACGGTGTCTCTCTCCAGAGCGTCACCACAGGGTCGGGGTGGTCTCTCAACTCCGGCACGGGAACCATCGTCACGAGTAGCATATCCTCGGACTACACCGTTCAGGAGTTCTACTCCAACACCGGCACGGGCGGATCTACCAAATCCTGGCAGAGGTCTTACACCTCAGCGGCAGGATGGTCGTCGTGGGCTCAGCGGATGCTCATGGTCAACCTCGACCCCACCGCGTTCAACCAGACCACTGCGCGAGGTAACTACCCGGTAGGTCAGTCCCGGTTGTACTACACCACCGCGAACGGTTCCGGGTGGGACTTCAGCGGTACTGCCGGCGAGATCATCACATACTGCGAATCCGACAACACGTTCGGACGGCAGGTCTTCACCTCTCACGTGGGCGGCGCTTCTACACCGTTCCAGTGGTTCCGTACTGCCAATGCGGCCGGTGGATGGACAGCCTGGCAGAAGGTTATCACGGACCCTGGCGGTTGGATCACCTGGACGCCGACGTGGACGACTTCGTCAGGCCTACACACCCCCGCGTGGGGCAACACGGCACCGGTCTTTCGTGCGTTCAAGATGGGCCGCCGCGTCGAGGTGCAGTTCGACATCGTCTTCGGTAGCACCGTGAACTTCGGCGCCACTCCCGGCACAAGCGATAACTGGGTATTCAGTCTGCCGGCCAGCTGGCCCGCGGCCAGAGCCGACGACTGTGTCGGTTGGGCTGACATGTACCACGACAAGTACAACTTCGGTATGGCGAGGTGTAAGACCGCCTCAACTACCACGTTCTCGATGGGTATCGCCAACGCCTTCACCGGGAGCAGTACTGTAACGCCGACTGCAGACGGCGATGTCGGCGGGGATGTCGACTCGGTATCTCCGTTCACGTGGGCTGTCGGCGACATATGCCGAGGAACCTTCACCTACGAATCTGCTTCCTAAGGAGTTATGCATGCCCCTCGGCTTCGACGTCACCAAGCAGGCGCTCGACGCGAAGGTCGCTCAGGCGGCCCTTCTGCTGCGTTCGGCCTTCGAGCAGATCGAGACCGTCACCATGTGGTTGGCCAACCACCCGGTCAACGGCACGGATCCCGACCCGCTCACCCTCGACCCGTTCCTCTACACCGCCGACGAGGCGTACGCCTTGCGGTTGTACTTCACGACCTTCGACGGCGTTCGCACCGCGCAGTCGGCCACGTTCGACGTCGGTCGGAAGATGACCGGCCTGGAATGATCTGAAAGGAGCCGTGATGATCGGTTTCACAACTAGCGGCTCCTTCGACGGCCTCATCTCCTCCCTCAAGAAGATGTCCAAGTCGAACATCCTCTCCATCATGGACTCCTGCGGTCAGATCGGCGTTGAGGCTCTCCAGGCAGCCACCCCCATCAACACCGGTTTGGCCGCAGGTTCTTGGGGCTACGACGTGCAGTCCAAAGGTGGGTCATATTCCATCAGTTGGACCAACACCGACATCGAAAGCGACTTCCCGGTCGCCATCATGCTTCAGTACGGCTATTCGACGGGTACCGGAGGATACGTGCAAGGTCGGGATTACATCAACCCCGCGATGAAGCCCATATTTGACGAGATCGCAAACAAGGTATGGAGGGCGGTGACTTCCGCATGAGCAGTATCGACCAACGCGTCGTTCACATGACGTTCGACAACAGGCAGTTCCAGGCGGGGATCGCCTCCACTCTCGCGTCGCTTCAGAAGCTCGACCAGAGCCTCAAACTTCAGAACGCCACCAAGGGCCTGAAGGATGTCGACTCGGCTGCCAAGGGCGTCTCGCTCAAGGGCATCGCCGACGGGGTTGACTCGGTAACGGCCAGGTTCGGCAAGTTGTCCACGATCGGCACCGCGGCTCTGGCGACCATCACCAGCAAGGCCGTTATGGCCGGCGGGCAGATGCTGAAGGCCCTCACGCTGGACCCGGTCATGGCCGGCTTCCACAACTACGAGACCCAGATCAACGCGGTCGGGACCATCCTGGCCAACACGGGTCTTGAGGGTTCGAAGGGCCTCGCCAAGGTCAACAAGGCGCTCGACGAGCTGAACACGTATGCCAACCAGACGGTGTACAACTTCAGCGACATGGCCAAGAACATCGGTACCTTCACGGCTGCTGGTGTCGGTCTGCAGACTTCGGTCAACTCGATCAAGGGCATCGCGAACCTCGCGGCCATCTCTGGGTCGACCTCCGAGCAGGCTTCGACCGCCATGTACCAGCTGTCGCAGGCGATTGCTACGGGAACCGTCCACCTCATGGACTGGAACTCTGTGGTCAACGCCGGCATGGGCGGCAAGGTCTTCCAGACCGCCCTGATCAACACGGCCAGGGCCAGCGGCGTCGCGATCGACAGCATCATCAAGAAGTCCGGCAGCTTCAGGGACAGCCTTCAGAAGGGCTGGCTCACCTCGAAGATCCTGACTCAGACCCTGTCTCAGTTCACCGGAGACCTGAGTCTGAAGCAGATCCAGGCCATGGGCTTCACCAAGAAGCAGGCCGAAGAGGTTCTGAAGCTCGGTAAGACCGGCGTCGACGCGGCCACCAAGATCAAGACGGCCACCCAGCTGACGGATGCGCTCAAGGAGGAAGTGGCCACCGCGTGGTCCACGATCTTCAAGACCATCTTCGGCAACATCAACCAGGCGACAACCCTCTTCACCGGCATTCACAAGGTCGCTGAAAGCGCCCTCACCGCCCCGATCTACAAGCTCAACGAGCTGGTCAAGGGTTGGGACAAGCTTGGCGGTCGTAAGGTCCTCATCCAGGGGCTCAGCGACGCCATGCATGTCCTCGGTTCCGTCCTCCACGCCATCGGAAGTGCGTTCAGGGAGATCTTCCCGCCGACTACGGCGAAGGATCTCTACGACATGACGGTCTCCTTCAGGGACTTCATGGAACGGCTCAAAATGGGGGGCCAAACCGCAGACGAACTGAAGCGTACCTTCGCCGGTGTCTTCGCCGTTCTCAAGATCGGCTGGGACATCATCAAGGCGGTTGGTACTGCCTTCTTCAGTCTGTTCGGTGCAGTGTCCGGAGGCTCCGGCGGGTTCCTCAAGATCACCGCCAGCATCGGCGACTTCCTCGTGAAGCTCGAGAAGGCCATCAACAAGTCGATGGTGTTCAAGTCCTTCTTCGGGACTCTCGCCGCCGTCCTCGCTGTTCCGATCCAGCTCCTCCAGATGCTCGGTCTGGCAGTCGGCCAGCTGTTCGACAAGTTCGACGGCAACAAGGCGACCACCGGTCTGAGCAACGTTTCAAAGCAATTCCAGTCCATGAACAAGTACAGCCACGCCGCCGTGGCTATCTGGGACGGAATGATCAGCGCGCTCAAGACCGTCGGCAGTTATGTCGACAAGGTCTGGCAGAAGATCTCTGGGTTCTTCAAGAACCTGGGCACCGGCGGCACTGCAACGAGCAACGACTTCAATCTGCTCCTCGCTTCACTTCAGACCGGCCTGTTCGCCGGCATCCTGCTCATCGTCCGCAAGCTCGTCAAGTACTTCACCAGTGGAGGAAGTCACGGCCCCATCCGCAGCATCGTTGAGGCGATCCGGGAGCCGTTCGAAGAACTGACAAACACCCTGAAGACCATGCAGAGTGTCCTCAAGGCGGCAACGCTTCTTGAGATCGCTGCAGCCGTGTTGCTCTTGGCTATCGCAATGTCGAAGCTGTCCAAGATCGACGCCGGAGGTCTCACCCGTGCGAGCATAGCCATCTCTGTGATGTTCGGGCAG